CGGGGCGCGGAGCCGGCGCCGGAGCAACGGCGGGCGCCGCGGGCCGCGGCGCGGGCCGCGGTGCGGGTGGCGCGCCCGAGCCGAGCGGCCCGTGGAAGCCCTCGCGGCGCGCCATGCCCCCCGTAAAGGTAGACATTTCGTCGGGCGTGAGCGACGCCACGGTGCGCGAGGGGTCGAATCCCTGCTTGGCGACCCAATCGGCCCCATACCCGCCGTTCGACCACTTGCTGGCCGCGTCGCCGAGCGTGAGCCCGGCGTACGCCTTGCCCCGGAGTAGGTTATTCATGGCGTTGAAACCGGAAGCCGGCGAGTCGAATCGGGCGACGTTGCCCCCGTCTTTTTTCGCCGGCCCGGGGCCGACATAACCCGGCTGCGACTGCGCGAATTTGCCGTCTTGAATGTCGCCCGGGTTGTTGGTGCGCGTCGGGATCGTCTCGGGCGGCCCGCCCGTCGTCGTAACCGCGCCGGCAAAGAGCGGCGGTGCCGCGGCGGCGGCGAGTGGCGGCCGCGCCGGTTGTGCGGGCGCGGGCGCCGCGTTCGGATTGTAGGGCACCGGTTGCCCCGGTGCCGCGGGCGCCGGAGCGTTCGGGTTGTAGGGCGTCGGGGCGGCTGGCGTGGCCGGTGGCGTAATCTGAACGGGCTTCCACGTGCCGCGGTTGGTTTGCTCGACCGTCCACCCCGGCCCGCGCTGATTCGCCGCGGCCGCCGCTTCGCCATACGACGCGAACTCGTCGGGAGCGACGCCGGGCGAGACACTGTACGGCGAGCCAATGGTAATCGGCATGCCGGGAGATTCCACGCCGACGGTGCCACCCGGGCCGAGCCCGGCTTGAAGCGTTTTCCCGCGCCCGACCACGGCGTCTTGCTCCGGTAGCGTCAACGGAATCTTGCCAACGAGCTTCGCTTGTGCGCGGACCACCGGATCGGCCGACTGCAAGCCCGACACGATCCCTTGCGCCGCCTGTACTTGCACTTGCGTTTCCGCGGGGAGCGGCGGGAGGTTTGGAACGAAGCGCCGCGCGGGATTCTGTTGCTGGAGCCACGCCACATCGCTCGGGGCCGCCACGGTCGGCGACGCGGCGGGCGTGCCGCCGGGCTCGGCGGATGCGCCGGCCGCCGGCATCGCACCCGGCGGTGCGGCATCCGCGCCACTTTGGAAAAACTCGCCCGCCGTGAACGGCGACCCGACGAGCGACGCGCGAAACGCGGGATCCTCAATCGCCCGTTGCCGGTTGAGGAAGAAATTCTGGAGCCCGCCGCCTTTAATGGAAGTCAACGCGGAAAGCGCGCCGACGCCGTAGCCCGCGAGGTGCTGGAGCGTATCGCCTGCGTTGCCGCCCATGTGTCAGAAGCCCTTAAAGAGTTGCCCTATCAGATTCATGATCGGCCCCGTCGAGGGCTCGCCCGCCGGCCCGGGGGCGAGAAGCCGCGTGGCCGTGTGCCCGATGTCGCCGAGCTTCACCATGGGTTGCGGCGCCTGATTGCCGGGCATTTGCGCTTGCGGCACATTTCCAAGGGCCGTCAGAAGTTGCCCGACGCCCGTCCCGGCCGACGTTGCCGCGCTCGGCGACGCCAATTGCGACGCCGTGCCCATGTAGCCTTGCATGAGCCCATGCAAGAAACCCGCGCCACCCGAGCCGCCGGTAAAGGTCGACGACGGGCCGACGAGGTCGACGCCCGCGGGCGCCGTTTGCCCGAGGCTCCCAAGGTATCCCGCTTCGCTCGGCGCGCTCGCGCCCGTGAGCGCGTGCCCGATGTTGGTCAGCGCGGGCACCATGCCGGTACCGCCGGCCAAGGCGCCCTGCGTGCCCGCGGCACCCGCGCCCGCGGTCGCCGCATCGCCCCCGCCAGTAAAGAGGCTCCCGAGGCTACTCGCAACGTCGCCGAGCCCCGAGCCGACGGCCCCCGCCGTCGAGCCGATAGCCCCCGCCGCCGTGCCCGCGGCGTCGCCGATTGCGCCAAGTACCGGTGCGATAAATCCCATCGCTTGCCCCTTAGAGGATGTTGGTACCCTTCGACGACGGCGCCCCGATCGGTGCCGTCGCCTGCGTGAGTTGCAAGCCCGGCGACACGCCACCCGTGAGCATATTGAGAAGCCCGCCCGCCGCTTGCATCGGGATACCATATTGCGATTGCAGCAATTGTCCGAGTTGCTGTACCGCGCCGACGTTTTGCCCCGCGAGCCCGACGCCCGCGCCCGACATGCCCGCACCGGCTTGTGCCAGGTTGCCGACGTTGCTCGCCGCGTTTTCGATGCCGCTAATCCCTTGCTGTTGGATGTTGCCGACGTTGCCCGCGGCTTGCCCGGCACCGGAAATCGCCCCTTGCTGGATGTTGGCGAGGTTTCCCGTTTGCCCCTGCAACCCCTGGAGCGCCGCTTGCCGATTCGCCGCTTGGTTTTGCGCCATCGTCGCGGCGAGATTCATGTTGGCTTCCGTGAGCATCTGTGCGCCGGAGCCGCCGCCCTCGAGCCCGCGGGCGGCCATCTGCGGGTTGACTTGCTGCATAACCCGCCGGGCGGCCGTCTGGTAGAGATCCTCGCCCGCGATTGGCGACGACTGTTGCTGGAGGAAATTCTGTGCGGCCGTCACGCCCGAGCCCGCGGCGTTTTGCGCTTGGCCGCCGCTCAGAAGTTGCTGCGCACGGGCCGACGCCGCTTGCGCATCCGTGAGCGCCGGCCCGGTCGCCGCGTTTTGCGCGAGCCCGAGCGCACCTTGTGCACCGCCAAGCGCGGCATTCGCGGCGTTTTGATATTGCGGGAGGGCCGCCAACGCTTGCTGGATTTGCGCTTGCTGTTGCTGTACCGCCTGCGTGCCTTGCTGCGCTTGCTGGTTTCCGGCGCCGGTCGCTTGCCCCATGACGCCGGGCGCAAATTGTTGGAGTTGCCGAATCACGCCCGCGAGCGGCCCCGTGGCCGACCCGCTCGTGATGGCGTCGTTTAGCTGTTGCGCCGCTTTCCCTTGGCCGGTACCGAGCCCGAGGAGTAGCGGCGACACGGCTTGACGGGAAATCCGGCCCGCCACCGTCGTCGGTATGCCACCAAACGGCGACTTTATTTGCGTGCTCGATTGATTCTTGCCGTAGTAGCGGAGCCGCTCGGGAGCGGGGGCGCGGTGGTAGCGGCGGGAGTCGTGCGTCATCGCTTCACATCCTCCGCCACGTCGCCCGCGAGCGCGGCCACGTCGCGCTTGATACACAGCGCCGTGTTTGTCCACCCGCGCTCCGTCCATTGCGTATCGCCCGGCACGGTGCGCCCCTCGACGATTTCGATACCGTGGCGTTGGCAAAACGGTATCAACCCCTCGCGAAAAAGCGCGCGGGAAACTCCACTCTTGCGGTGTTCCGGCACGACATATACCCACTCGACGAAGAAGCTAACCGGTGGCTCGCCAACCGACCGTGACCACACCTCGCCCGCCAGAAACCCCCTCGTGTCCCGGTCGGTGGCGAGCCACACGCCACACGTCGAATCGGTCCCTAAGCGCCGCTCCCACTCGGCCGCGTAGTGCGGGGCCGCCGTCTCGGGCTCAAGCCGCGGGTACGCGTCGGGATAGCGCCGCTCGTGCTCTGTGATGAGCGCTTGAAGCATCGCGCGGAGCGCCGGCACATCGCGCGGCGTGGCGGCCCGTACGATCCTCATGGCGCGGCCGTCGGCGCTTTCCGCGGCCGCCCCCGGGGCCGCCCGGTCGGCACGTACGGCTTGCGCTTGCGCGCCGCACGCGGGGCCGCGTGCCCGTTGCCATTGGCCGCGACGGGCTCGGGCTCGGGGGGCACGGCGAGCGCGGGCGCCGGTTCCATGGCGGGCGGCGGTGGCCGCTCCGCTGCGCCCGCGGCGACGGCTTCGACGGGGAGCACGTAGTGCACGAGGTACGGCGCCCACCCGCGCTCAAGCCATTGGGTATCGCCCGTGAGCGCCGATAGCTCCACATGCGTAATCCCGAGGGCCGCCAAGTCGCCGCACGCGTACCGGACAAGCGCGCGGGCCACGCCGAGCTTCCGGGCGACCGGCGCCACGTAGAGCCAATGCGCCGCACCAAAGCGCGTCGGGTAGCCGAGCACCCGTTCAGATACGTCGCCCCCGAGAAACCCTAAGAGCGCCCGGGTTTCATCTTCGAGCGCGACATAGAGCAAGAGCCGCGGGTCGGTCCCGACGCGCCCCGCGAGGTGCACCGTAAAGTCGTCCAGCGTGCCGGCGTCGTGCGTCGGGTACGGCACGAGCCGGTGCGCTTCAAGCTCGGCGACGAGGTGCGCGAAGCCGATACGGATTGCCGGAAGGTCGGCGAAGATGGCCCGGCGTACAATCATCCAATCTCCAACGCCTGCACAAATCCCTGCGTCGACCCGGCCGGGCTCAGAACGGCGCACCCGGTTTGGAGAAAGAGTTGCATGGAATAGGTGTAGGTACCCGCGGCCGGGCTGTCGAATTGCTGGAAGCCACCGAGCGGCACATAGCTTGTTGTATTGACGAGCGTCGCCCGTTCTTGCAGGGGCGTTGCCCCGCGCATCCACCGTTGCGCAACCGTGCCACCGCCCCCGGGGCCGGTACAGGAAAGATTGTGTTGCGCGAGCAACATAACCGATCCGCCCCGCGTCGTGATTGGCGCGAGCGTCATGTACGTAAACCATGAGCCGACGGGCGACGCGGCCCCATAACCCGCCGGGCATTGGCTCAGACTGGACGGGCCATAAATGCCGTTCGGAATCAGTTGTGTTCGTCCTACCGACCCGGCGTTGAGCACCGCATGGAAGATGCCCGCCGCGTCAATCATTGCGACGGTGACGTACGCGCCCGGGCCGGGCGGAGCGCGGAGCACAGTCAACGTATCCGCCACCTCGTCGAAGCGGAGAATCCAGCTGGCCTCCGTGGTCGACGCGCCCGGCACCCCCGCTTCGTTGGTGCTAAGGTCGAGGAGATTCGCAATAGCGGCGATCCGGGCGCCATACCCAAGGGCCACTTGCCCGCTCTGAATCACACCGAGCGACGGATTGGGATAGACGCCGGTCAAGTCGCCGCCGGCATTGCCCGACGGACTAGCCGTCACACCCGCGGCGAGCTTCGGTTGCGTCACGGACGCGTCGGCGAGCGAGCCCGTGACCACCTGGCCCGCGCCAATCTTCGGCGTCGTAACGGCCCCGTCTTTGATATTGACGGTATCGGCGCCGCTATTCCATGCCGAGTAAATCGAATCTATGTCGGCGTCGACTTCGGACGCGAGAATCTTTGTGTACCCGGCCGCGACCTTCCCCTGATAGGTGGTCGCGTTCCCCTCTTTGCCGGGCCGTTGAATAATCGACATTACTTCGTTTCCCTTGCCGACGGTTGCACGCGCAACTCAAAGTCTCGCAAATCCATTTGCGTCGGGAAACTGTGCGCCAACATTACCTGAAACGAGCGCGCCCGGATTTCCGGCACCGATAGCTCAAGCTCGGCGAGCCACAAGCCCGACACTACCCAATCGGCCGTGTTCCAGTCGGAGACATTCCACTCGCCACCACCCGAGGCTTTGAAGTCGAGAAAGCCGCTCGTCGAGATTGCCTCGTCGCCGGATACCGTGCACCCGACCGAGGTATCTTGGTCCACGCGACCAATGAGCCGCACGCGCTTGGCGAGCTTCGGCGTAAGCGGCGTGCCGTCGTCGAGGTAGGCGGTTTTCCATTGCGACACGATCGGCACGGGCGGCACGCCGGCTTCCACGTAGGAGCCCGCTTGGTCGACTAGCAGCACCATGCCCGCCCCGAGCGTCGCCCACTGCCTATCATCCTCCGCCGGGTGGTCCGGCGCTTTGACGCTGGCGGTGTACGCCGGGAAGGTGTGCGGCCCCCACCATGACGGCGGGTCGCCGAGCCCGTGGCGGAGGTCGAGCCACCATTGCTCTGTCGGCCACGCCGCGCCCGGGGGGGCAAAGGCGAGCTTGTAAAAGCCCCGGTGGAATACCGCCCACGACTTGTTGCGGGCGTCGGAGGGAATAGCCCGGACGGCCGTCTCTATCGGCCAGCCAATATCCTTCGGCTCCTGAGCGTCGGGCGAGAGCAAATACACGCTCCGCTTACCGCAAAAGACAACCCCGACGGTACTCGCCGCAATCGTCCGGCCGCTCGGGCATCCAATCTCCGCGGAGATTTGCGAGAGGCTCGCCGTCGGATCGTCGCTCGACAAGTCGCCTTGCCACATCCACGTTGAGAACGGCGTAAAGATGGCGAGCGGGGCCGTCGGCACGGCGACGGCGGAGGTTTGCGGCACGACGGCGAGCCCGGTGATCGTATCGCCCAAGTCGCGGGTCAGCGCTTGCGCCGGGAAAAAGAGCCCTTGGTCGCGCACCGATTGCTCAAGCCCCGGCACGAGTACCGAGGTGCACCACACGCGGTTCCCCTCGGCCCCGACGCCCCCGGCTCCGTAGATGCATCCACGGTGCGCGACGAGGTTGGAGCCGTGGCGGCTCACGGTCGACGGGATCGGAATAACCGTGGTGTCTACGGTCGGATCGTCGTAGAGCGAGAAGATAGGCGCGGTGCCGGCGGCGACGCCGTTGGGCAATTGATCGTGCGCGCCCTCTATCATTTGGTCGACGCCAGCAACGAAGAGGTGCCAGTTTTGCCCGGCCGCCAAGCCGCCCGACGGCGGCGTAAATTCCAGGTGCACCCGGCTTCCCGATGGCGTGGTCACATTCTGCACGTTGCCGAGCGCAACCCACCGGCTTGTGGTGTTGTTGTAGACGCCCCACCGGTACGCGTACGTCCCGGCGATGATATTTGAGTTAGGGTCGGCGACGCACGTTGCGGCGCATCCGGTATCGTTGGCGAGCGCGAGTTGCAGCACGTCCACCGCGGGATCGCCGAGGTGAATGTATTTCAACGGGTCGGTATCGTTGCCGACGTACACCGTATCCCCGTTCGCCGCGACGCCGTAGTGCATGCCGTGACTGGCAAAGGTGCCGTTGGCAACCGCGGTAAACGCGTTATCGTCGACCGACACTAAGAGTTGGTCGCCACCGCTCGCCATGATTGCGACGGCGAAGAGGTAGCGGTGCCCGTCGGAGCCGAGGTTGTAGCACAAGCGGTCAACGTAGCCGACCGCGCCGGGCAACGTTTGCCACGACGCCGAGCCGTAGCGCTTGCTCAATACGTACGTGAGCGACGGTACCCAATTGTCGCACGAGAAGAGGAAGCCGAGCGGCGTAAAGGCCGGGTCGAGCGTGACCATCGTACCCGTAAAGCGCCGTACGGGTATCTTGTGCTCGCGGTCGCTATCGCCGGGCATCTAATACCACCCGTCACGCGACCCGTTGCCGCCACGGTACGGCGTGCGGAAGCGCTCCGGGTCGAGCGGAATGTCGGCCCGTTGCGCACGGAGCGGCGACGCGCCGCGCCGGATGGCGGCAAGCAACGTGTCGCGGTTTTGTGCCTCTTGCGGCGCTCGGCCGTCGCGCTCGTGCTCCAACGCAAAGACGTAGACCGCTTGCACCAAATAATTATGGTACGGGAATACGGGAATGTCGGTTGGCTCGTCGGCCGGGTCGGGCTCGGGTGGCAAGCGCTTATAGCGGAGAAGCGCTTGCACGTTGTGCCCGCTCGGGTCGGGGAAAAACCCGGCCGTGTTATCGGAGCGCGAGACGGCGAAGAGAAGCGGCGGCGAGCCGCATTGCATGCCGGGGCCGGAGCGTGCGGCTAGCTCCTCGGGCGACACTTCGAGCGCAAAACTATTCGGGGTCGGGAAGCCGTCGTTGGAGAGAATCTGCAACGCGTGGTCGTCGACACACGAGACGAAATCGGGCGGAAGGTCGCACGTGCGGGCACCAATCGAGAGCGCGGCCGCCACGTAGAGAAACGGCCAATCGGCGAGCGTGTACAACTCGAAAAGGTGCTGGCTCAGAAAATCCGTGGCGTCGGCGTCGAGCGCGCGGTTACCCGCACGGTTTAACGCCAAGTCACGGATTCGCTGTCTCGTGTACCTGCCCGGCGGAGTTGTCGGCATGGCTCTGCGGCTCTCCCGCGCCGGGCGTATCGCCGCCTAGCTCGCGGCGGAGTTGCGCGACGGCAGCGTTGTAGACCTTGGTTTGCCGCTCCTCGAAGGTCGATGCGGCGTCGAGAAGCGCGGCGTTGTTGGCTTTCACGAGCGTATCGAGCGCGCCGCTTGCGGTGCCGAGCTTCCGCGCTAGCTCCTCGGGCGTGTGCGCCGTAAAGGCGATGGATGCTTGCTCGCCCTCGCGGGTTACCCGGGTGAGTTGACCCGAAAACGGCGGTTGCTTGCTCGGCCCGTGCGGCATCCGCTCACGCTCGCTGGATCGCCCGGGCACGCTCGGCAACGACGGTGCCCGTGTCGAGGTCGAAGGTCGGGTGCACCGCGCGGCTATCCTCCATCCGTTCTTCCTCGACGAGTTGATAGCGGTGCGCAAGCTCTAGGATCGTGCGCGCTTCACATTCCCATACCGTGCACTCGCCGACGTATGCCCGCTCGTTGATTTTCACGTACCACACGCCACCGTTGCGCCGCTTGAGCGTCGGCACGGTGATTGTGACTTTCTGGCACCCGGGGTGAAGCTCGGCATGCGATGCGCGCTTGAGCCGTCCGGCGATGCGCCGGGCGTGCGCCTTGCCCTCGTCGTCGTCGGCGCGCACGTTGTCTTTCCACGCTTGGTTGAGGGCCGCCACCATGGGCGGCGTCAACCGCATGCGCGGGTTGTCGAGCGCGAGCGCCACGAGGTGCTCGGGCTCTAGCTCGTCGGGGCTCTCTTCCTCGTCGTCGTCGGGCTCCGGCGCCGCAAGCGCGTGCGCCGGAGCGGTCGACTCGGGAAGCGGATACTTACGCGGGCGCCCCATGTCACGAGAATTGCGACGCACACTCAAAGCGCCGGAAAAAATCCTGATTGAGAATGCACGTCTTGGTCATGAATTTGAATCCGGCCTTCCGCCGCTGTTGGAGCGGGTCGGAATCGGTGGCGGTGGCCGGCGTCAATGTCGCCTGCACCCGGGCACCGATGGCCGGCACGGCAAATGCCTGCTTGCCGAATATGTAGCCGGTGTGCACGTTGATCGCGGCGGGCGGGTCGGCCCCGGCCGGGGCACCGGTGGCGAAGGTGAGGGAGGTACTCGTCGGGCCGGCGACCTTGGCAACGTTGACCGTGAGCGCGGAGCCAACGGGCTTCTGCACGACACCCTGGTAGAGCGGCACGGCCCCGCCCTCGGTCGAAATGTAGAGGCTATACCGCCCCTCGGGAGCGGCCGCGGCAATGGTAAACGCGACGTTGAACGCGGCCGCGTTGGTCACGGTCGCCGTGACAATCTGCTTTGTGTCGAGCCCGGTGATCGGGTCAATGAGCGCCGACGTGCACTTGACCGTCGCACCCGCGGTGAAGCCGGTATCGCCCGTGCCGAGTGTCGTATTCGCCGCCACCGCGACGCCCCCGGCACCCGTCGGCAATAGCGACATGATCGGGAGCATGTTGGAGCGCTTCCACCGCACGCCGCGCCACCGGCCAACCTCCGCATTGAAAAGCGCAGTTGTCTCGGCGTATTGGTGCGAGAGTACGAAGGTCGTATCTTTCGCCAAGTCTTGTTCCGTGTAGGGGTCGAATACGCCCCCGTACATGGAGCCGGCGAAGGTCGGCGCGCCGAGTTGGCGGAGCGTGGCGACGATACCGGAAACGAAATCCGTTCCCGGGAAGTCGGCGGCCGCGAGCGCGGAGCGCGACGTTTTCGCGTTCGGGTACGTGACCACACCCTGCCCCATGAGCACCCGCTGGATTTCCCGGTCCTGCAACTCGGCCGACGCGTTGCCGAGTCGATCCTTGGCCGCCTGCAAGGCCGGATGCTTTGTGGTCATGAGCGCCACATCCGAAAGCGTGGTCACCATGCCCCATTGCTCAAGGACGGCGGTCACCTTGTTGACCACGAGTTGCGTGGAATCCGGCGTCACACCTTCGGTGAGCGGCCAGCCAGGAAGCGGCAAGCGCTCGTACCGCTGCGCGGAGTACGTCTTGCCCTCGCCCTCCGGCATGTTGGGCGTTTCGCCCATGTCCTGAAAGACGGTGAGCTTCTCCGCGACCATGAGAAGCTCATCCTGCAACCAAAGCGGTGCAAGATCGTTTGCTAGGGTTGTCGAGGTGCTCAACCCCGGATCGGTGTAACTGTAAGTCGTGCCCGCCATCCCGGCGCCCTCCCTTAGTTAAATCGTGAGCCCTTCCATGACTTTCCGCTTCTCTTCGAGCGGTAGGCGGGCAAATTCTTCCCGTGACTGTGGCGCCCGCGGTTGCTTCGTCGGCTCCGGGCCGGCTTTCTGTACCGTCGCCCCGCCCTCGGTAGTGGCGGCGGCGGCCGATGCGGCTCGGCGCTGATTGTCGGCCGCGCGCTCTTTCTCGCGCTCGGCGAGCAATTCATCCATGTATTTTGGATCCTCCATGCGCCGAGAGCGCACGGCGGCGACCGCTTGCCGGCGGGTGATTGTCTGCCCGCGCATGCGGTACTCATTGCGGAGCCGGTCGACTTCCTCCGCCATGGTTTCGTATTTCGGCACCTCTTGGCGGGCTTGGAGGAGGTCGACCACATCGGCCATGCCCTCGATACCCGAGAGCAACGGGCCGGCTAGCTCTTGCAGGAACACGGCGAAAATCGGCGCGTGCGACTGCACCGCTTCCTCCGTCCATTGGCCGCCGAGCGATTGCGCCACCCGGCGCGCTTGCGCGGGCGAGAAGCGCACGAGGGGCACCGCTTGCTCCGGCGTCACGGCCGGGCCGCGCATTTGCTCGACCGCGCGAAGCGTGGCGTTGGCGGCGATTAGCTCCTCGCGCGTGCGGGCGTGATCCGCCCGGAGCCGCTCTAGTTCCTCGGAGCCGGCCGGCGGTGCGGCCGGGGTCGTCGTCGGCTGTATCTCCGGCGCGGCTCCGGGCTCGGGTGCGGGTGCGGTTTGCGGGGCGTCGTCGTTCATGGTCACGGTACCGGCCGCTCGCTCGCGGCGTCGGGCGGGTCGATCCACCACGGTTGCGAGGGTGGGGCCGCGGGCGGTGCGAGATTCACGGCGTCACGCGCGGCGCGGGCGCGGAGCCCGAGGAGCGCGAGCGTTTCGGCGAATGCGGGCCGTAAAAGGTGCTGCAACTCCTCGACTTGCCCGCGACACTTCAAGATTGCGTTCGGGTCGGATAGCTCGGCGTCGAGGAGATAAGCGACACGGTCGCGCACGTAGTGCTCCAAGTGCTCGTGATACGAGGTTGCACGCAGCGCAACGGCGAGCTTTGCCACTTCCTCTAGGTCGATCGGGATTGCGACGGGCTCCGGCATGTCAGAATGCGACCCGGCCGCCGCGCATCCCGCGGGCCATGGCCCGCCGCGCGGGCGACGCGCCAACGCCGCGAGCCATTGCCGGCCCCGGCGCGGTTTCGACGCGCTCCTCGGCCATGTCGGGCATCTTGCCCGCGGCCGTCGCGCGCATGAGGGGGTTTTGTACGGGTGGCCCCATTCCGCCGCTTGCCCGCGGGCGAGGTGGGGGCGACGGTAACGGCGGGGGCGTGCCGGCTCGGGCATTGCTTCCGAGCTTGGCTTTCCGGCCGCGCGATGGCGGCGGCGGTGGCGGCGGTGCGTTCTTTCCTCGGCCACCGCGTTTCGGCCCCGGCGGCACTACCGGCTTGCGTGCCATCTCGGGGCAAGGCGTCTTAGCGCAAGCATGCGGTTAGTCAACCCCACCGGCTTGCAAGCATTCGCCACGGTGGCGCCACACCCGAAATCCGGGTCGGCATGAGCCCGACGAGCGAGAGCAACCAAATCACCACCGCAAGCACAAGCACGACGCGGATAATCAGTTTAATCGTCGGGTCGAGCGGCAAGACGGTTTCCACGAGGTACAGCACGAGCCCGATAACGATCAGCACCACGATTAGTTGAATGAGCGGCATTGCTCCCCCCTTACGTTGTCGTCGTCGTGGCCGCCGTCGTCGTGGTGGTTGTGGTCGGCGCCGCGGTGCTCGTCGTCGTGGTGCTCGTCGTCGGGCCGCCCGCGGGGCCGCATCCACTCCATGCCGGCCCGCAATCGCTCACGGCTTGCGCTCCGGCGACGGCGGCGACGGCGAGGAGCCCGAGCACAAGCGCACGCATTAGTGCGCCCCGGCACACGAGTAGAGCACTGTCACGGAGCACCCGGTGCACGCCGTGACGTTGCCGCGGTACGCGCACGTCGGCGCCATGACGGACACGACGGCGCTCGGCGTGGTCGCGTTGACGGTCACGCTTCCGTTACCGACCGGCGCCCAATGCGAATCATCGCACGACACTTCGAGCGCGACGGTCGCGGTGCCCGCGGTGCGTACGGTTTGAATGAGGAGCGCCGGCACCGCCCGCGGGTTGATAAAATCCGGAGTGGGGCCGGTCGCCGTGAGCGCCGCGGGCGTCAACGTAGAGCCGTCGCACGACTTGCTCGCCGCGTGCGCGCTAGCGACGAGCCCCGCGAGCACGAGCGGCACGAGAAACTTTGCCTTGCCGCTACGGAGCGCCCGGTTAAGCGCCCCCGCGTGCTTGCGCTTTAGCTCGTCGCCCTTCGAGCTTGAGAACACGTCGAGGTGGCTACCCTGCCAGGGCATTTTCATTTTCTCCGCCGACGTTATGCAACTCGGGCAGTTAACCGCGTGCTCTCCACTGTGACCGGCTTTTCTCATGGCGGTTTACCTCGGGAGCCGCGGCAAGCGGCGGAATAGGTCGGATACGTTCCGGGTCGAGCCGATGCGCCCTTGGCCGAGTGGCGCCGGGGGCCGCATGCCGAGCGCGGCTTGCATGCCGGCGCGGGCGCCGAGCGCTTGGCCGGCTTTCGCCCGCACGTCACTGTGCGGCTTGAACGGGCCGCCGGGTGCCATCTGGCGCGCTAGCTGATTGATACCAAGATTCGGGTATCCGCCGGGCGGTGCGCCCCCTTGCGGGCCGACGCCGGGCGGAGCACCCGGGGGCGGTGCGCCGGGCGGGAGCGGGCCGCCGGGGGGTACCGGGCCGGGGGCCGGCGCCCCCGGAGCCCCCGGCGGAGTAGGACCACCGGGAAGCCCCGGAGCACCCGGCCCCGCAAGTGTCGCCACCGCCTGTTGGAGCTTCTGCACCTCGTCGGCGACGGCGAAGGAAATGTGATCCTGAATATGTTTCCCGAGCGCGGCTTGCGCGTCGTCGGTCAATGACCCGTTATTGGCCGCGGTTTGGTGCCCCTGGATATGCTCGATGTGGTTATCCGCCGGGCTCACTTGCAATTCCGCGGCGCGATTCACGCGCGCAAGCGCGTTTTCCCACCGCCAATCTTGCGCTTCCTTCGGCCCGGTCGACTTAAACACCCGGTCAGAATTGGGGAGCCCGAGCCCGAGCGACCAATATTGCGTGACGCAGTAACGCCAATCGACCGAGAGCCCTTCCGCGGCGAGTTGGTCGGGCGGGATTTGCGCGAGGAGCGCGATCCCTTGCACCATCTGTTGCGCGCGTACTTGCTGGTTCAGGGCCGACGTAGTGCCGAGCCACTCCCACTCATACTCGCCAACCAAATCGGCGACCGTGACCGGGTGCTCTAGAAGCTCGACGCCATCTTGCCCGGCGACCTTCAAAATGATGTCGCGGTCTAGACACTGTTGCGACAAGATATCCGACCGCTCGAGGAGCGGCACCATCACATCATCTTCGAGGTTTTCGATAATCGCCCGAATGTCGACCGCGCTATCGGCTAGCTGCGCCGCGAGCCCCGCCGTCGAGCCGTCGCCGCCCGCCGCTTGCCCCGGTACGATCGGGCGAGCCGGCGTCGGCGACACCATGTTATCGCCTACCCCCATGTATCCCTGCACCGCTTCAAAGCCGGCTTGTGCCGCGCCTTGCGGGGGCGTGGTGAATTGCACGCCGGCCGGATTCGCAAGCCACTTCGCACCCGGCGTCATGCGGAGCGAGGTGGGATCCTGTACCGCGCCAATGTCGACAATGGCTATCGGATTCGTCGCCCATACGAACGCGTCGCCCGATTGGTTTCCAAGGTCGTTCACAAAATATTGGATGTAATCGAACACCTCGGGAAGCCCGCGGCCGTAAAACTCTTCGGCTATCTCAACGAATTTGCCGACGAGCCATTGCGTGCCGCCATGCCAGAATGGCCGGCGTTGCACGCGCAGCGGGATCGTGTCGGCGCCGAGTGTCACGAGGTAGCGCTCGGGGCCGTCGCCTTCGAGGTCGACCATCCACGAGCATTCGGTCACGTCGAGCGGGCGGAGCGCCGCGGGCAGGTTTTGGTCGAGCGGCGCGGTAAACCCCTTATCGGCAAGCCGGATTGCGAGCGCGTCGTACTTCCGGCCACTCGACGACGAGCCGCGCGACGCGATGGCTTTGTCGTAGAGGTCGAGCAACTCGCCGACGTTCTCGTACACGTTGGTCGACTTCGGGTTACCCGGGTCGAGCGGCTTTGCCCCGAGCGATTGCACGTGCGCCCGCGCGACACACCGGTCTTCGTAGGCGAGCGTCGCCGCGTCGATACTCGACGCCGTGACGGGCCACACGTAGAACGCGAAGAGGTCGACGGGCTCGAAGGTCGGGCCGAGGAAGTCGGCGACCTTTTCGACCGTCTCGATTGTCTTTCCGGTCGGCGCGCCCTCGTCGTCGAGCACGTCTTGCAGCGCCGCTTGCTCGTGCTCGACACACCGCCACACGTTGCGCACGGGCGAGGTGCCGTACATGACGAGTTGGCGGAGGAAGGGCAACGCGTGCCGGCGGAGCCGCATGTGCCGGCGCATCCAGTATTTTTGCAGCGCCACCTTGGCCGGTAAGCGCTTCTCGAAATCTTCGCGGAGCGCGCGGCACGCAAACCAATCATTGTCAGGGAAGAGGTCACGCTTGAGCCGGGTTACCCATTGCTCAATCCACCGCCGGCCGATCGGGAAATACGTGTTGGTGCGACCGCGGTAGCCTTGCACGTCGTGGCGGAGCGACCAAATCCGGTAATACCGGAGCCAGCGGTCGCGGAGTACCATACGCTCGTCGCGCGTGCGCGTAATGAGCGGGCACAACTCGTCCCGCACCCGCGCTTTTATCTCCGGGTCGAGCGCGAGATTTTCCGCGGGCTCCGCCCGTGCCGGCCCCGTAATCGGGCCGTCGTCGTCGTCGCCGCGCCGCTTCGCCGCCCGAGCGCCACCCCGTGCCATCTCGGGGCGAGGGCGTCTAGCACGGCGCGGGGCGCGTGCCTATCCCGGCCCCAAAAAGGAACGGGGCCGCGCCGGGTGGTGGAGTACCCGACGCGGCCCGCTTGAGGTAGAGAGCACCGCCTTACCACGCAAGCCGGCGCGGTACTAGCCGGCGCCGCTTCGGCGGCCGCCCGCGCTCGCGGAGCGTGCGGCGGGCGCGGGCGCGGAGGTGCACGTACGCGTACCAGCACCGCCGCGAACATGTCGGGCTCGTCGCGTGCGCTTGCGACGGCGTGCGCTCGAATGCCGCCCGACACTCGGGATTCTGACACGTGAGCACCACGCCCGGCCGGCGACCAATCACCACGCGCAATCCGCCTTTGCGATCGCTTGGAGCTTTTGCATCCACTCGGCCGTGGCGCCCTGCAAGTTGTCGTTGAGGTAGCGGGTCGCGTCGACGATATCTTTGTAGGGGTGCGTCGGGAGTGGCTTCCCGGTTTTCGGGTGGCGGGCGAAGCCGCCGGCTAGCGCCGAGTGGAGAATCGGGCACCGGGGCGACACGAGAAAGGCGGGCGACGGCTCGCCCTCGCCGGGCACCATGACGCGGCGGAGCATGCGTTGCCGGAGTTGCTCGTACGACAACTCGCCGCGGCCGCCGAATGTTTGGAGCACGATCCCCGACTTGAGCAACTCGCGCCGGATGCTCCCTAGCTCCATCTCATGGAGCGCTTCCGGGTCGCCGGCATCGAAGCACGGCCCCGGCGCCCCGAGGAGGTCGAGCGTCATTGCCTTGGTCGCTTCGATTTGCGCGCTCAAGCTCGAATGCTCGAGGACAAGCTCGGCGAGCATCATGAGCCGGCCCCACGCGTCGACTTGCGCAAAGACGGTCGCGGGGCAGACTTGGCCGAAATCCCACCCGCGCAGCAGCCGGCCCGCCGGGTTAACCGGAATCTCGCGGCGCATGAGCGCCGGCACGTACTCCGGCAACACCGGGTCGCCGCCGCCCAAATCCCACGCAATCTCAAACTCACGCGACCACCCGCGCGGCGGCATGCCGCGCATAGCTTCGCGCTTCCATTGCGGGTCACGCTTCGCCGGGTCGGCGGTGTAGTGCACCTCGACGACGTGCACGCCGTTGCGCGGGCACGTCCACTCCGTGACGCCCGGAATGGGTTGCGCCGCTTTGGTGCGGGGATCGGGCCGCTCGGCGAGCGAGCTTGAGCTTAGGAATGGCACGCTAGCTCGCTCGGCGTGCGGGCCGGCGGAATTGCGCCACGTCGGGGCACGTCGCGTGGTGTGCGGTGCAATCCGCGTTCAAGGGAATCCGCACGCCCCGCGGCGACCACCACCATTGCAAGTCGGCCCGGCACCGCGCCCCGCGGCATTGCCCCACCGTGTCGAAGCGATAGCCGGCCGCTTCGAGCGCGTCGCGCGTGGCGGGAAACGGCACGCCTACTTCTGCGGCTCGGGCGCCCCGGGTAGCTCCTCCTCGTTCTCGTCGTCGCGCTCCTCTTCCTCGTCGTCGGGTGGGAGGTGCTCGCTTTCATCCTCGGGTGTGCGGTGCGACATGTCGGCTCCTCAAGCGGCGACGGTCGCCGCGTGGGTTATGGCGTTGGCAAATTTCTGCGCGTAGCCCTGAATCATGCTCGCGCAATCGAGCCCGTTAACGATCTTCCGGGCGTTGTAAAAATCCGTCGAGTCGCTCGTCGGGTCGGAACACGTGATGTATTTCGGCAAGCCGACGCCGGTAAAATCGCCGTCGGTCATGCCGCCGAAAAGAATTTGCAGCGCGATGGTCGGGTCAAGGGCAAGGTCGGCATTTTTCACGAGCTCGCCGTCGAGCCCGAGTTTCTTGTCTTGCTTCTGGTAGTTGTCGAGCCACGTGAGTTGTACGTACCCGCGGCCGTAATACGTTTGCCCGTACGGCCCCGTCGGCACACCGTACGGCTTCCCCTTCCCTTTGCCGTACTCGGCGATTGGCGCCATCGTTTGCGCCGTCTCGTGAAAGGTAGTCGCTAAGATATACGCGGTATGGCGGTCGTCGGTGCCCGAGCCCTCCGCGTAATCGAGAATCGCGTTGAGCCCGTCGACTTGCCCCTGGTTGAGCGAGCCCGCAAAGAGCGACGCGCGCACGCTATCGAAAAAATATTTCCGCTGGATCATGCGTCACCATCCCCGTTCGGCGACCGAAACCATGCATCGAGCCACAAGGCACCGCCGACGACGACGAGCACGGCGAGCCCGATCAGCAACCACTCCCCGACCGTCATGGCGTGCGGCCCGCGGGCTCGGGCGGCCCGATATAGCCGCGGAGTTGCGCGGCGATGGCTTGGTTCGCCCGGATGTTGTCGTCGATGGCGCGGACGAACGTATCCGTTTGCTTGTCGAGCCGGGTAGTGTTCCGCTCAATCGCCGCAATGAGCGAGTCTTGCATGGCGTTGACCATGCGCGTGCGCTCCTCCTCGTTGTCTTGAATCACTTTCATTGCGCCATCCACGCGGAACAAGACGAACCACAAGAGCACGGCGGCGACGACGGTCGGCACGCCGACTTGCGTCGTCACGGTGACGAGCGGCCCGAGCCACCCGGGAAGCGGCGCCAACGGGGGCGCTTGCGGCGGGCCGGCGGGTTGGCTCATCGGGCCGCATCCAGCCAGCGGAGTACCGCGCGGTCGTAGGGCCGGAGATCCTTTTGCGGTACCCACCACACGGGCGCCCCGTTGCGATTCCTCCGCTTGTTGTCGTCGACCTTCGCGTCGCGCCCGAGCATCCACCCGGCGAGCCGCACCGTCGGCGGCTCGATAATGGCGAGCACAAACGGATCGGCCGGGTTGTCTTTCGGTTGCACGATGAGATGGCCCGTCGGGCACCCGGTCGCGCGTACCTGAATCCGCCGCCCGAGGTCGGGCAAGTCGAGCCGCCGGCTAAAGATGCCCGTCCACGCGAGATTCAGGTTGAGCATGCCGCCCATTTCGCCGGCCACACCCTCGACGTGATTGGCGGTCGCGTCGTCGGGATCGCCGCCGGTCGCTTCCTTGCGCCCCGCCCATAGCGCCCCGATTTGGCGGAGATTCCCGAGCACGTGGGCGAGATTCCACAACTCGTCGGGGAGCGTGACCACGACGCCACGAGCGGCCACAAGGGGGCGGGGCGGTGCCGGTTGAGGGTAGCGAGCCGGGGGCGACTCGTTAGCTGCGGCACCGGTGCCCGCCCGACTCATGGCGGGGCGATGCGTCTACCACAACCATCGGGCTAGGGAAGCCCGCCCCTTTCTGCTAGACGGCTCGGCTAGCGAGGTGGCGCATGGGAAAGCACGGCACCGGAAGCGGAAGCGGTCGACGACACACGCCCGAGCCGGTCAAGGTCACACGCCGGCCGACGCACAAGCCGCGGCCGACCGTCGTACCGCCCGAGCCAG